GTACAGGACAAGAGCGATGCGTATGCAGCATTAGATAAAGCCGAAGTCGATGATTACTTGCAGGACATTCTCGGAAACGAGCCAATAACCTGTGACTGTCAAGAATAATGAGAAAACATCCTTATCAAAAACTATTAGAAAGAAAAAGAACCTGGACACCAGTTAAACCTACTAAAGGAGAGGTAAAAGAAGGTGCATATGAAACCATCAAACGTGCGCTCGCAGTACGTCATATGGAGCTGCCAGTTGGAGAATTTATTCGTGAGGGACTTGAAAAAGAAGTTCCCTCACTTGCTAGGAAGCTCCTTGAATCAAACGTACAAGACGAGATTAAACATGATCTTGCCTTGGGATATATAGTCGATGCTTATGGTATTAAGGACGACGCTAGAGAAGAATTGGAGGCTAAGAGATTAAGAGATGCTTGGATTGCACATCCTGACCATACAATTACCAAAGCTCTGGTCGCAGAACGGGCTATCTTCTTCGTTTTACTCCCTTTCTTTAGGTTTAATGGGGATCCTGCTATGCGTACTGTATCTGCCGATATCTCAAGGGACGAGCAGATCCATGTCGGAGCGAATACTCTTGTATGTGCTGAGTTGGGTCTATCTGCTTCTCCTTCTCTGGATAAACTTAGGAAAGCCACCATTAACTGGATTCTTCAACCTCTAGGTATAAATACTACCGATAAATATTTGGACAAAAAATTTTGGACGGATGCTAGTGATCGCTTAATGTATGAGGGCAAGGCACCAGAATTTTCTGACACCAAGGCAGCAAGAATGCCAGCATTTTTTGAACATGACAACACAAATCTACCCCAGTACGCTTAACTTTCATTCAGAAAAGTTAGCAAAATTAGTTGAGGACTTGGAGATAAAGTTCCCTTCAAGTCCCATCCATCCTAAAGAGGAGCTTCCATCTATTATGTACCGAGCTGGTCAAGCTAGTGTCGTTGCATATGTTAAACAAATATTAGAGGAAAACTAATGTGTATATTTAGGAGCCCAGCTCCAGCACCGACAATGATTTCCCAGGCACCATCACCGATGCAACCTATTAATCCTCAAGATACATCTCAACTACCTAGGAAAAAAGACCTAGTTGATCCAGATGACAAGGCTGGTGTTGAATATGCAACAGGTGCTAAGTCTTCATCTGCTCAAGCAAGGCAAGGTATAGGTGCTAAGGCATTAAGAATAAAAGTTAAACCAACCCAAGTAGCACAAGCTGCTAGTTCAGGAGGAGTAAATACAAGTGCTTAAGGCTAGAGAAAGATACTCACAGCTGTCAACAAACAGATCACAGTTCTTAGATACAGCTGTTGAATGTTCTGAACTTACCTTACCCTACTTAGTACAACCTGACTCAAGCCAACGGAGTGGAAAGAGAAGTCTCTTACAACCTTGGCAATCAGTAGGAGCTAAAGCTGTTGTAACTTTAGCTGCAAAGTTAATGCTTGCAATGCTACCACCACAAACAAGCTTCTTTAAACTACAAGTTAGAGATGATAAGTTAGGTGAGGAAATAGATCCAGAAATGCGTAGTGAGTTAGACTTATCCTTCTCCAAGATGGAGAGGATGGTTATGGATTACATAGATGCACAGAATGATAGAGTTATTGTTCATCAAGCAATAAAACATTTAATTGTATCAGGTAATGCACTCATATTCATGGGTAAAGATGGATTAAAACACTTCCCACTACAAAGATATGTAGTTAATAGGGATGGTGATGGTAACATATTAGAAATAGTTACTAAAGAATTAATAGATAGAAAGGTACTTGGTCTTGAACCTAAACCTTTACAAACTAATGATGTCAATGATTCATATCAAGGACCATCAGAAGATGATGTTGAAGTATATACCTGTGTAAAGAGAGAGGATAGTGGTCGTTGGGTATGGTATCAGGAAGTTGAAGATCAAATCATTCCTGGTAGTCGTAGTACAGCACCAAAACATGCATCTCCTTGGTTAGTATTGAGATTCAACACAGTTGATGGAGAAGATTATGGTCGTGGTAGAGTCGAAGAGTTTATAGGCGATCTTAGAAGCCTTGATAGTCTATCACAAGCCCTTGTAGAAGGAGCAAGTGTAGCCTCTAAAGTTATCTTCTTAGTATCCCCTAGTGCTACAACTAAACCACAGACATTAAGTAAAGCTGGTAACGGTGCTATAATACAAGGACGACCAGAAGATGTTGGCGTTGTACAAGTAGGGAAGCAAGCAGACTTTCAAACAGCTACCCAATTAATGATGGGATTAGAGAAGAGAATCTCTGAAGCTTTTCTTATATTAAATGTTAGAGACTCTGAGCGTACAACAGCTGAAGAAGTTAGGATGACCCAGTTAGAATTAGAGCAAGCCCTTGGTGGTTTATTCTCATTACTAACTCAGGAATTTTTAATACCATATTTAAACAGAACGTTGTTAGTACTTCAACGTAACAATCAGATACCTAAGCTACCTAAAGATTATGTTAGACCTAAGATTGTAGCTGGTGTTAATCAGTTAGGTCGAGGTCATGATGCTCAAGCATTAACACAATTCATAACTACTGTAGCTAATACATTAGGACCAGAAGCTATACTTAAATACGTTAACCCTCCAGAAGCTATCAAGAGATTAGCAGCTGCCCAAGGTATTGATGTATTAAATCTTGTTAAGTCTGAACAACAGTTACAACAAGAGATGGCTCAAGCACAACAGCAACAAGCACAACAGGCATTACTACAACAAGCAGGTCAATTAGCTGGTACTCCAATGATGGATCCATCTAAGAATCCTAATGCACAAGAGATGGCACAACAAGTAATGACCCCTCAAACACCACCACCACCTGAAGTATAAACATGTCAGAAACATTAACAATTGATTCTAACCCACCAGCTGAGATAGTTGGTGAAAGTGAAGGAGTACAGTTAACAGCAGATGAACAGGATTCTCTGAAATTAGGAGAGGAGATGACAAACCAGCAGGAGCAACTTCTTGCTGGTAAGTATAGGACTGCAGAAGAATTAGAGAAAGCCTATGGAGAACTCCAAAGAAAACTTGGAGAGAAAAGTGATCAAGATAGCGAGACAGTTGACGAGACTGAGGTTCAAGAAACCGATGAAGTATCAGAAGAAAAGGAGGAAGCTACAGAAGTATCTGAAGGAGCTCAGTTAATTACTGATGCTTCTAGTGAATACTGGGATAATGATGGTAAACTTTCTTCTGAAACTATAGAGAAGTTTACTTCTATGAGTAGTAAAGATTTAGTTAATGCTTACTTAGAATTACAAGCCAATAACCCTGAAGCTTTAGGAAATAGTGAAGCAAATGTACAAGATATTAGTGAAGCTACTATCAATGAAGTGAAAAACTTTGCTGGTGGTGAACAAGCTTATTCTAATTTAATACAATGGGCTGGTAATAATTTAGATAATAATTCAATAGAAGCATTCGATAATATAATAAATACTGGTACTGTTGCTGCTATAAAGATAGCTGTCTCTGGATTAAAACAACAGTATCAAGATGCAAATGGATATGAAGGAACAATGTTATCAGGAAAAGCACCTAAAGCTGAAAGTGGAGATGTCTTCAGAAGTCAAGCCGAACTTGTTCGTGCTATGAGTGATAGGAGATATGATCAAGATCCTGCTTACCGTCAGGATGTTATAGCTAAACTAGAACGGTCAGACAACTTAGCATTTTAAATTATGTCAACTATAAAAATACCAGTTATTCCTTTTGATGAACAGAATACTGAAGACGCAGCTGGCAAGGGAACGAATGGTAGTTATAAAAATAAACCAGTACCAGGTGGCGGGGGTAAAAAGAAAACTTACACACCGGAGAAATCATAATGGTAAAAGATCCTTTAAAAGATAGTCGAAAAGAGTTCGACGCCAAGGTACGATCATCCAAAGGCACTAAAGGTTTACAAAAAATAAAGATATTAAAAGAAGCATATAATATCTGGAAGGGTGTATAGCAAAACGTGGCAGCCCGAAGGTATCGTCCCTGCCACAACTTGCACTCTTTTTAATTACGATACAATGACAACTACTACTGAATCAGGCGGACGCAACAACAGATTCGCTACCGAAGCACAAGCACAAGTAATCGAGCAAGACTACTTTGAAAATGCTGAACGTGTAAACGGACAACTAGCTATGCTAGGTTTCGTTGCTGCACTAGGTTCGTATGTATTCACTGGTAATATTATACCTGGCATTTTTTAATGGCAACAACAGTACAAATAACAAAACCAACTAACAGCTGGCAGAGTTTTTGTGACTGGACTACAAGCACTGACAACCGTATTTATGTAGGTTGGTTCGGTGTATTGATGATCCCTGCACTACTAACAGCAACGACATGCTTTATCATAGCATTCATTGCGGCTCCTCCAGTTGACATAGACGGTATACGAGAACCCGTCGCAGGATCATTACTCTATGGAAACAACATCATCTCAGGAGCCATCGTCCCGAGCTCTAATGCAATCGGTCTTCACTTCTACCCAATCTGGGAAGCTGCAACCATCGACGAGTGGTTATATAACGGAGGACCATATCAACTTATTGTGTTCCACTTTCTCATCGGCATCTCAGCATACTTGGGACGACAATGGGAACTTAGTTATAGACTAGGAATGAGACCTTGGATTTGTGTTGCATATTCAGCTCCAGTCTCAGCAGCCTTTGCAGTCTTCTTGGTTTATCCGTTCGGACAAGGATCTTTCTCTGACGGTATGCCTTTGGGGATATCAGGGACGTTCAACTTTATGTTTGTATTCCAAGCGGAACATAATATCCTTATGCATCCTTTCCATATGTTGGGAGTTGCGGGTATGTTTGGTGGCGCTTTGTTCGCTGCTATGCATGGTTCCTTGGTTACGTCTTCGTTAATACGTGAGACTACAGAGAATGAATCTCAAAACTATGGATATAAATTCGGCCAAGAAGAAGAGACGTATAATATTGTCGCTGCTCACGGCTACTTTGGTAGGCTTATCTTTCAATACGCCAGCTTTAATAATAGTCGCAGCCTTCACTTTTTCCTTGCTGTTTTCCCAGTCGTTTGCATATGGCTTACCTCTATGGGAGTCAGCACCATGGCTTTTAATCTCAACGGTTTCAACTTCAATCAATCAATCGTTGACTCCAATGATAAAATTATTCCAACATGGGCTGATGTGCTCAACAGGGCTAACTTAGGAATGGAGGTAATGCACGAAAGAAACGCACATAATTTCCCACTTGATCTAGCTTAACACCACGTCCGTTCATTCCCATTAGGGAACGCATGAAACCACATCATGGAACGGGGGTGTGGTACTGGAGTATTACTATGTCAGTAAAACTAAAGTATCGTGGTGTTACTTACACAAAAACTATTTAATTAACACATGAAAAAAATTGCACTAGCCCTAGCGGCATCACTCGCTTCAGCTCCTGCAATGGCTGGCATCTATATTAATGCCGAGTCAAATGCTTCTTATACTGGTAATGATTTTACTTCCCGTACTACCGATCTACACATAGGTTATGAAGGTAATGCAGGTTCTCTTGGATATTATATTCAGGGTGGTCCAGCATTTACATCACCTGACGGTGCAGATGGTAACACAGATTTCTCAGGTAAGCTCGGTGCTTCCGTAGCTGCTTCAGAGAAGTTTGATGTTTATGGAGAAGTTTCATTCCTTACAGATGAGACTGCAGATACAGCATACGGCACAAAAATAGGTGCTAAATATAAATTCTAATTATGGGACAACAATCTAAAACGGGGTTCGGAGTAGCTAACCCTGTTCCTTATTCACCTGACTCAAGGTTAAAGAATCTAGATACTAACCCTAGTGATCAGCAACCTCCCGGAGTAGATGAAGAACCAGAATACCAATCCCTTGAAGAAGCTCTTACAGGGGATTAATGAATTATGGATAGGGGTTTTCTTACTCCTATCCTTTTTTATAATGGTAGAAACACTACATGTAAACTACCATAGGTCAGAGGCACCTCAGTGTCGGACCTCTGACTAATTGGCTTTAGCCCTGTACGCAGGATACCTTTAGCCGTCTAGACGGTGGGATAGACCACAAAAAATGATCAAAAAATTTTGCATGCAAGAAAGTAAATATTAATCTTTATCCATAACAATGGCACAACAAGCAACGTCTGCCAATGCTAATGGACCGATTTGGGGAGGTGCCGATAACGGTGCTGATACCACTACCTCTGCTAGAAGAGCTTTATATCTTAAGCTGTTCAGCGGAGAGATGTTCAAAGGTTTCCAGCGTAATACAATCGCTAGAGATCTTGTTACAAGACGTACCCTAAAGAATGGTAAGTCTTTACAGTTCATCTACACGGGTAGAACCAAAGCGGAATTCCATGTACCAGGGCAGTCCATATTAGGTAATGACGAGAAGTCTCCTCCAGTAGCAGAAAAGACAATCACCTGTGATGATCTACTCATCTCAAGTGCATTCGTTTATGAGCTCGATGAGACACTTGCACATTACGATCTGCGTGGTGAAATAAGTCGTAAAATCGGCTATGCATTAGCAGAAAATTATGACCGCCGGATCTTCCGTGCGATCTCAAAGGCTGCTAGACAGCCAGCACCAGTTAATATGAGTAACTTCGTAGAACCTGGTGGAAGTATTGTTAAAGTTGGTGCTGCTAATAGTACCGATGCAACTGATGCTTATGATTCAACTAAGTTAGTACAGTCCTTCTTCGAGGCAGCTGCTATCCTAGATGAGAAAGGAATCAGTGGTGAAGGTAGAGTAGCTGTTCTTAACCCAAGACAATACTATGAATTAATCAGAAACTGTGCTACAAACAACCTGATTAATCGTGACGAAACAGGTGACGCATTACAATCCGGTAATGGAATCCTTGACATTGCAGGCATCAAGATCTACAAGTCAATGAATATCCCATTCCTTGGAGATTATGGTGTTAACCTAGCTAACCTACCATCTGGTGCTGTATCTAATATCACTGAGGCTGCTTCCAAAGGCTCCTTCATTGGTGAAGATATGGATGACCAAGATGCATCTACTACTCCTAACGGACAGAAGACTGTAAACAACTACGGTACTGCTGCTAAGTTTGGAGGTTCCTGTGGACTTATCTTCCAGAAGGAAGCTGCAGGTGTTGTAGAAGCTATCGGACCACAAGTTCAAGTAACAAGTGGAGATGTGTCAGTGGTATACCAAGGAGATGTGATACTCGGACGTTTAGCAATGGGGGCAGATTTCTTAAATCCTGCTGCTGCTGTTGAACTAGTAGCCGGAGTTGATGTATCATCTAACTGGAACAACACTGCTGTTTCTAACGCAAGCTTCACCTAAGCTTATATTTTTATTAACCAACATATTGGGAGTCTTCGGGCTCCCTTTTTTTATTTATGGCTTCCACGACAATTGACACCGATACCGAACTATCCGCAGTGAACTCAATACTGGGAGCTATCGGGCAGTCACCAGTAACTTCTATAGTTTTTGATAACCCAGAAGTATCATTCATATATAATTTATTAAGAGATGCTAATGTTGATGTACAGGCAGAAGGCTGGCACTTCAATACAGAAAAGCATGTAACTTATACACCTGATTCAGTTACAGGTAAAATAGCTATTGGTAATGATATCTTAAAGATGGATGTTACTGATGGTTGGACACATAGAAAATTTGATGTAGTAAAGAGAGGAGGATATTTATATGATAAGTATGACCATACAGATGACTGGTCAGATGCTACTGAAATACTATTAGATATAATTAAACTAGTATCTTTTAACGATCTACCTGCAGTATTTAAAAGATATATTATTGCTAAAGCTTCCTCAAAAGCAGCAACACAATTAGTAGTTAATCCTCAATTAGTACAACTATTACAACAACAAGAAGCTTTCGCTAGAGCTACACTGATGGAGTATGAATGTAATCAAGGTAATCATTCTATGATGGGATACCCTGAAGATACAGTCTATACTACTTATGAACCTTGGAGGGGGTTAAGGCGCTAATGGCAAGTATTACACAGACCGTACCTACATATGAAGGTGGTATATCACAACAAGTAGAAACAAGAATATTACCAGGTCAGGTGAAAAATATCGTTAATGCTATACCTGATGTTGTATATGGTTTATATAAAAGACCTGGATCAGAAAGAGCTGGTGTAACCAAATTACCTAATGTACAATCAGGAGGATCTTGGTTTCATTATTATAGAGATGAGGATGAAGGATCTTATATAGGTCAAGTCGCAACTGATGGTGCTATTAGAATGTGGAAAGCTTCTGGTGATAACCCAGGCGCCGAGCAAACAGTAACCTATGGTACAGGTGGTGCTACTGCTATTAAGTCTTACCTAACAGCTAGTGCTTCTGGTTCTGAAGATATACAATCATTAACTTTAAATGATACTACATTCTTAGTTAATAGAAGTAAGACCGTAAGTACTACTGGTACTACTCCTGCTAGACCTGATACACATTTTGCATTTATAGAATTATTAAGAACAGAAAATGGTAGGCAGTATAGTTTAAATGTTTATAACACTGAATCTACTACTAATATCAATGTTGCAACTAGAATTAAAATAGAAAGTGATACATTAGATGAAGGTAATGGTAGTGGGTTATGTCCAGGTATAGGTACACAGATATTCTCCTGCAGTACAGCTGTAGAACATACTATACCTACTAGTGGTATTAATACAGGTACAGATGTTATAACCAAAACAGATCATGGCTGGTCTAATGGTCAGAAAATAAGGTACTGGAATATGGGAGGTACCACGGCTGCAGGATTAACAGATGGTGAAGAATATTATGTAATAGATGCAGCAACTGATACCTTTAAAGTATCTGCTACTTCAGGTGGATCAGCAGTAAATATTACAGGTACTGGTAATAATGATCAAATATTTACCGAACTTGCTGGTACTGTTAAAAGTATTACTAACGCAGCTGGTACTAGATATACTGGAGTAGGTACAAAAAGTAATATAATATTTAAAATTACCTCACTTGGACAACAAGGTAAGTCTGGATCAGGTACTGGTGCAAATGATTACGCATGTTCTTATAATAGACAGTTAACATTATTACATGGTGGAGAAGGTTTTATTGTAGGTGATAAAATAACTGTAACTTTAGATCAAGCTAAGACCAGTTATGATTATACTATCGAAATAGAAGAGATAGAAACAGCAGCTATTAAAGCTGATATAAAAGCTGTAAGACCTACACCCACACCTTTTGATGCAGACACAGCTATTACAGCTGATGCTATATTAGGTGGGATAATAACCGAATTAGATGGTACTGGTATTACAGCAAAAATTATAGGTAATGGTGTATATTTAACAAAAAGCTCTGCTTTTCAAGTTGAAGTTGTAGATCAAGACTTGATGAGAAGTATGGCTGGAGATGTTAATGATGTAACTAAATTACCTAACCAGTGTTTAGATGGTTATATAGTACAAGTATCTAACACTAGAATGTCAGATGAAGATGATTACTATGTAAAATTTGAAGGTGCTAATGGTAAGGATGGTACAGGAAAGTGGGTTGAATGTGCAGCACCAGGTATAGTTAAATCCTTTGATCCTGCTACTATGCCTCATGTAATACAAAGAACAAGTATTGCTAATTATGGTACATCTACTGAGTTAGCTACATTCACTGTTAAACAGTTTGAATGGGCTGATCGTGAGGTAGGAGATGATGTAACTAATCAAGCACCATCATTTGTTGGTACAAAGAATACAGCTGATCCTCCTGTTTACGCACAAGATGTTACTATAAATAAAGTATTATTCTTTAGAAATAGAGTAGCTTTTCTAACTGGTTCTCATGTCATCTTATCACAACCTAATACAGCAGCTAAACCTAATTTCTGGAGTGCTAGTGCTTTAGCAATAAGTGCTATAGATCCTATAGATATAGAATGTAGTTCCAATTACCCCTCTGATTTATTTGATGGTATAGAAGTTACTACAGGTTTATTATGTTTTAGTAGTAACCAACAATTTTTACTATCTTCTGATGATACTGTTCTTAATCCAGATACTGCTAAACTTAGAAGTGTATCTGCCTTCAATTATAATACAGTTATACCTCCGATTTCTTTAGGACCGAGTATAGCTTGGATAGATAATAGTGGTAAATATAGTAGGTTCATGGAAAGTGCTAATATACTTAGAGAGGGAGAACCAACAGTAGTAGATACAAGTAAAGTTGTACCTAGTTTACTACCTAAAGATATAGATTTATTTACTAATTCTAGAGAGAATAATGTAGTTTTCTTTGGTAAGACAGGATCTAATGACGTTATCGGATTTAGATATTGGAATACTTCTGAAGGTAGATCTCAAGCTGCATGGTTTAAATGGCAATTTAAAAATAATGCTAAATATCATTTCTGTATAGATGATGCATATTACTATTTAGATAGTGATAACTTCCTTCAAAAAGTAAATCTAATACAAGCAACAGAAGATCCTAGTATAGATCAAGATAGTATAAATTACTTATTACATTTAGATAATCATACAACAATTTCAGGAGGTGTATATAGTGCTACTACGCAGAAGACTACCTTTACTCATGGTAGTGGTGGCTGTGTATTTAATTGGCAAGCTGACGTAAGTGCTGGTACTGGTTCAAAATTAGTACTAGTTGATTCTAATACAGCTGCAACTAGAATAGGTAGATATGCAGAATGTACTGTTACAAGTGCAGGTGCTACATTTACTGTACCAGGTGATTGGTCTAGTGCAACTTTACATATAGGTTATCTTTATGATTATCAAGTAGAGTTCCCTAGAATCTATATGCAGAAAATGGAAGGTAGATCTGCAATAACTGATATTAATTCTTCACTAGTTTTACATAGAATAAAGTTAAACTTTGGTAAGGTAGGATTATATCAAACTACATTATCTAGAGTAGGTAAAACAGATTATACTCATACATATGAATCTACAACATTAGATGAATATGATGCATCAGATGCTCCTTATTTAGAAGAGAAAGTACAAACAGTACCTATATATGAAAAGAATAGTAATGTAGATATTACTTTAAAATCTGCTCACCCTGCACCAGCTACATTACATTCAATGAGTTGGGAAGGTGATTTCACACCCAAAAACTACCGTCGTGTCTAAATACATTCACCCAATTACAGTTAGGGCTGCCATTGAGGTAGCCACTAACTTACGTCCTGAAGACCTTAGAGAGGTTGTTGAAGGTCATGGGGTAGATCCATTAAAACATTTAGTTAACAAAGCTCTGGAAGGCTCCTGTGTGTATTTCACAGTGCCTAACGGTAAGACTGCCGGAATGGCTGGAGTCGAAGATAATGTTATCTGGATGTTAACAACACCAGCTATACATGAATTTCCAATTACATTCGCTAGAGAAGCTAAACGATTTGTAGAAGGTCGAAACGAATCGTTACTCTGGAATATTGTGGATGCACGTAATCTGGTACATTTAAAATTATTAAAATTCTTGGGCTTTAAATTTTTGAGAAAAATTTCTCATGGTCCAAATCAATTGTCCTTTATCGAGTTTGCCAAGTGTGTTTAGGTCCAGATCCCAATGCTAGAATAAAAGCTCAAGCAGAAGAACGGGATAGACAACGTAGATTTGAGTTTGCAGGAAAGAATCTTGCTTACACAAATAAATCAAGAATAGTCGCAGCTGCACAAAAAGATGTTGCAGGTCTAATTAAATCAAGAAATTTATCTGATTTAAAAGTAGGGTTAGAACAACAGAAAGGAAAGTATCTTAAAGCTGTAGAGTCTTATACTGCAAGTATATTAAAAAATAGAGCCACTGGAGTAGCTAAAGGAGGCGGCTCCGTATCAAGACAATCTATGTTAAGAGGTGGTAGTAAAGCAGAAGGATATCTTAAGAAACTTCAGAGAGTAGAAGCAGGATATGAAACAGCAAGAGGTAGAGGTATGGATATAGCATTAGAAGCTCAAAGACGTAACCAAATGGCACAGAATGAGAATCTAAGAAAGCAACAAGGGTTACCACCTAACTTCGGTAGAGCTACACATTATGTACCTGTACAAGATAATAGATTTATGTCTACATTAGCTACTGGTTTATCTATTGGTTCTATGTTTGCTACTGGTGGAATGAGTAACTTCCTTGGTGCTTCGAGTCAAATAGTAGGAGGACTTTAATTAATGGCTGATACATTAAAAGATTTAATAGCTGAAACTACAGCATACCGCCTACCTACCCATGACAAAGCAACCACCAATTGGACACCTAATACTAGTACTTTATTAGAAGCTACCAATAAGCAAATAGAAGAAAATATAGAATCTGATAAGCAACAATCACTGCAAATGCAGGAGGATCTTAAATATTTTTATGATCAGAAAGAAAAGACTGATAAGGCTAAATTAAAAAGTTTTGTATCAGGTGGTGTTGCATTAGCTAAATGGATTCAAGATGAAAGAAAAGCTGATAAAATATTTAAAGAGCATCAGAAACTTGACAAAGAAATAAGAAATCATAAAGAGCTTAATAGAATTCTTGATATAAGTAAAGATATTTTTTCTTTAGATAAATTAGATAAAGCTGGTTTTAATTGGGATGTCACTGATCTTAAAAGTCCTCTTTTTACAAGTACTGATATCAATGAAATCCTAGAAAGAGAGAATTACGTTGAAAGATCTTTACTTAAATCTGAATTAAATGCTGATTTAATGGCATGGGATGCAAATAACTTAGAAGGTATCGATCCATTTGAATTATATCTACTAACATCTGATACAGATAGCGGTCAAGAAATTGAAAATAAAGAAGCATTCTATCAAAAGGTAGATGACTTCAAACCAATGGGAGTACAAATTTCTGGTGCTCATGTGTTCAAAGCTGGTAGTATCACCAATGATAGAGGTGAGCCATTACCTAGAGACATGAGCTATTTTGAAGCTTTAGAGTCTAATAATATATCCGATAATGCTTGGGCTCCATATCTTGAAAAAGCTTTATGGTCTGCATATTATGCCTATTGGAATAAGGATTATAATTTAGATGGACTATCAGATAGAGAAGTAAAGAATAGAATCTTTAAACCTTTCTTAGAAGAGGTTAGTAAGAATCGTGGTACAATAGTAAACAGTCTACTTGAGAAACGTGTAGGTAAAGCAAAGCAACAACGTTATATAGGTCTACTTAATACTTTACAAAGCACCGATCCTTTAATTGGTGGTATGGCAGGTGTTACTTCTAAAGGTGGTTATATCTCTCAAAATGAACTCCTTGCTGATGGTACTAAAGATAATAACCAAGGCTGGAATAATTTTGCTGATGATATAGAATTCATGGCTAAACAAGAGATAATATGGGATGGTAATAGATTAGAGAAAATATTAAACCAACCATTCATACGTAGAGATAACGGTAAAAAAACAACTTTAGCTGAATTAAAACCTGAGATATATCAAAGATTATCTAAAGTAGTAAATGATTTAAAAGCTAAAGAAACTCAAACAAATGATTTAGCACAAACACAAACTATTGATAATGCTTATGTGGAAATAGCGCCATTAGCCAATGATGCTTTTGATTCAGGTAACGCATCAGATATTGCTATGGCAAATCAGAAGATAGTTGAAGCAATGAATAAAGCTTCTAGAGAAACTGGCTTACCTGTAACACATCCTAAGTTTAATGACTTTAAGTTATTATCAGACAAATTACGTTATGTTGATGCACATAATGCAGTTACTGAATTATCAGAGCTACAAGCTAAAACTGGATATCTAAATTGGGCTCTTATTGATAGAATTCCAGAGAATTGGGATGGTGGTTATGGTCGTACAAATGAGAAAAACTATTGGATTAAACAAGCTCAAAAGTATGGTGCAATAGGATTAGGACCAGAGGAACTAGGAATATATGAAAGGAGAATAGAAACACTAGTAATGAATCTAGGTAAATATAGACACTTAGTAAGTAAAAATTTTGCTGGTTCGAAAAGTGCTTTCATTAAAGATACAAATGAATATAAAAATACTTTAGCTAGATTCTATCTTGAATTGAATAAGGTAAATGTTAGGAATGAACGTGAATTAAGATTAGAACCAGATAACAAAAAGAAAGACCTGCTAGAGCAAAGATTTGCGGCAGAAGCTTTTACTGTTATTCCTGAACTTTATAAAAATCCAGACTCAGCAGAATTTAAAGCTTTAAGTGATAATCCATGGGAACCTAAAGTATACGTTGAAGGTAGTACACTAAGTCCATATCAAGTTGAAAGTAATCAATTAGCAACTACTTTTGCAGAAACAGGTGGTGACTTTGAACAAACAGTAGGGTTTCCATATTACTGGAGTATTGGTGAAGAGCAAGCTTTAAAATCAATTATTGCAGGAGAATCTATAGAAAATATAGATTATTATAAAAACGTAACTCCGAATGGCAGAAAGTTTCCACAGATTCCTATCGAACAAGTTGTAAATGCAAGGATAGAAGCTACTAAAGATTTAAGAAAAAAGGATAATGAGAAACCTTTGGTTTTCAATTCAGGTGAAAATATATCTGCACAAGATTATAAAGATTTATGTGTATACCCTAGTAAATCTAAACCAGCTCAAAAGCTATGCTCTAATCCTGAGATAACTAATTGGATGTTAGAGAATTCTGTAGAGCATTATCAAGGTCAAGAATCTGATATTAATACTATTAGAAATGGTAATAATTATAAGGAATCTCTTGTTGATGAGAGACCATTATCAACACTATCTTTATCAGAAATAATACGTGGAACACCACTACCTGATAGAAATCAGAGGTATGGTAAATATGGTTTAACAATAAAACGTATAGATGAACAAGTTAGAAAACAAGGGATTGATCCTAATCTTCCATTTAGTGAAGAACTTCAAGACCAAATAATGTTAGGATTAATATTTGAAATGGCTAATAAAGGTAAAGAATTTAGCACTTTAACTTCTGATTATAGAAGAATTAAATGGTTAAAACCAGAAACAATCCAAGGATTTAATGCCATTATTGAATCAAAAAATCCTGAACTACAAACATATTTCAAATCACCCTACAATCAAATTCACGTATTATCTACTGCTGCAGCAAATGAGCTTGTAGATATGGTTGGAGAAAACTAATTACTAAGGTAACATGGATGAATTAACTTCCTCAATCCCAGAAGCAGATGAAGTAGCTTTAAATTTAGATAGTGCTCAATTGTTTAAAGATCAACAATCAGGTCAAGGTGCACTAGAAGAACAACAATCAATTCAACAGACGCTTGATGAAACAAAAGACCCAAGACTAAAAGAAGGCGGTGGAGGAGCTGCTGGAGTAGTTAAAGAAATACAATCTGCTGTAGTAGGTGGTATACAAGATACACTACACTCTGTACAAACACTACCTGAACGTACCATTGATATGGTATCAGGTGAGATGCAGAGAGAACGGAAAGAAAAAGGAATATATAGACCTGAGTGGAGTCCTTTTGTAAATGAAGAAAACCCTGTTATAACTAGAACATGGTGGGGTAATTTACTTAGAGGTACTGTACATTTCGGATCATTAGCATTTGGTATTACAGCAGCAGCTGGAGCAGCAGGTATATCAGCACCTGCTTCTCTAACTGGATTAGCTGGTTGGAGTCTTATAAGAGCTGCTGGTATAGGTGCGGTATCTGATATGATATCCCATACTTCCGATGGTGAGAATGTATTAGGAATGATGCGTGATCGCTATGGTTGGATAGATACACCACTTAGTACAAAAGATACTGACCATCCTATATGGATGAAATTTAAAAATATAGTAGAAGGTATGGGTATAGGTGTTGTCTTTGATAGTGCTAGTATGGCATTAGGTAAAGGCAGTAAATATGTTCAAAGTCAAGTACAAGCAAGACAGCAAGGTGTTGAAGTAGATACTATAAGAAAAGGTATCTCTGAAATAAGAAACTTTGAAGACTCATTCCGTGCTGCTAAGAATGCTCCTATTGCTGATTCTCATCAAGGTAATAATATATCTAGAGATGATCCTTTTGTTGTTTGGGAAAGACAGAAAAGAATACGTAATGAATGGGGTTCTGAAGATGGATCTGCTGGTAGTGTTACTACACCTGTAATGAGGGAAAGGATTGCTAGACAATCTGGTATATCTGAAGAACTAGTTGAAGATGTACTAAGAAAACTTTACAGTTCAGAAAAGTTCCAAAAGGTTTTAGAGTCAGTACAAGGTAATAGACAAAGATTAGTTGAAGTATTTGGAGATGCAATTGCAGCTCACCAAAGAATTACACAAGGTAGAAATGCAGCTGATATGACAGCTGATGAGTACCTAAAAGAGATCTTTGAAACATCACAAAAGTTTGATATTACAGATATAAGTGGTGCTAAAGTAGATGAACTTACTACTATTACAGCAAAGAATGTTGTAGTTAGTGATTTAGTTGTAGCTACTTTATTACAAGAATTAAGAGATAGAGGTATAGCTGGTAGAGAGATATATAACTTTGCTAATTTAACAGATATCGATGGACCTGCAGAGCAGATAGTTGATACCATGTTAACTGCTATTGCTGAATCTAAACGTGCTAAATATACTTTATCTAGACAGTTTGCTGCTTTAGGTGCTAAACAAGTAGATGTAATGAATGACACTATAACTAAAGAGGTAGCAGATGCTAGAGAACAGATACAGACTATACTTAAAATAGCTAATAGAGATGAAGATGGAGATTTAATGTTAGCTATGTTTGAAGCATTCTCCTCAATGAAGACTGTTAACAATGTTGATGACTTTGTTTATTGGGCAAAGAGAATGATTAAAGGAGGAGATATAGAAGGTAAATATAATACTGGAGCTATGGTTAGAGAGCTTCAAGGTATGATGATACATAGTGTTTTAAGTAGCCCTAAGACACCTATGAGAGCTGTAATGGGTACAAGTATAGCAACCTTTACTAGACCACTTAATATGGCTTTAGGTGCTACAATGATGGGAGATTTTACTACTGCAAGAGCAGGGTTAGCTTCTTTAAATGCTATGATGGAAACTATACCAGAAGCATGGAAAGTATTTAAAACTAAATTAGATGGTTATTGGAGTGGAGAATTATCTACAGTTAAATCTCGTTTCCAAGAATATACAAAAGGAGATGATAACTGGGAAATCTTAAGACGTTTTGCTGAAAGTGATCAAGCAGATGCTGGAGATAAAGCAGCTTTCTTTATGGCTAATATGGCTAGATCTGCTAATAATTCTAACTTCCTTACATATTCTACCAAGTTAATGGCAGCAACTGATGATGCCTTTGCTTATATTTTAGGTAGAGCTAAGATGAGAGAGAAGGCATTCTTATCAGCATATGATGCTAAGAAGTCTGGAGCTTTACAAGCTTATACAGAGATAACTCCTGAGCTAATTAAAGTATATGAAGAAGATTTCTATAGTCAAATCTTTGATGGTAATGGTAGGATTATAGATGAAGCCACTAAATTTGCTAGACAAGAAGTAACTCTTACACAACCTTTAACTGGTTTTGCTAAGAACTTAAACGCTGTATTCCAACAGAATGCATGGGCTAAACCTTTCTTCTTATTTGCAAGAACTGGTGTTAACGGATTAAATTTAACTGCTAAACATACTCCTTTATTTAACTTCTTTGTTAAAGAATGGAATGACATAGCTTTTGCTAATCCACTTAATCCTAGAGCTATGGAAGCCGTATCTAAATATGGTATAACTAATGCTAGAGAACTGACTAATGCTAAGGCATTACAAGTTGGTAGATTAGCTATGGGTTCTTCTATTATTAGTATGGCATCATGGGCTTGGATGCAAGGTAAACTGACTGGTAATGGACCTGCAGATAGGCAAAAGAATCAAGCATGGAAAGCCTTTGGATATAAACCAAGGTCTATTGAATTAGTACCTGGTGTATGGTTTAATTATGACTCAATAGAACCATTCAACCAAATTATGTCTATTGTCGCTGATATAGGTGATGCTAGTCAACTAATGGGTGAAGAATGGACAGAACGAGAATTACAAAAGATATCACTTGTAGTAGCTCAGGGTTTAACTTCTAAATCTTACCTCGCTGGTATGCAACAATTTGTTGATTTATTTGGTGGTAAGGAAGGTACAATGGCTAATATTATAGCTGGTCTTGCTAATAACCAATTACCACTTTCTAGTATCAGAAAAGATTTAGGTAAAATATTCACACCATATACTAGAGAATTGAATTCTGGTATAATAGATTCAGTACGAAATAGAAACTTATTTATGGAACATCTTCCTGGTGAAGATATACCTATTAAATATAGTATATTGACTGGTGAACCTCTAAAAATGTGGGTTCCTATGGTTAGATTCCTAGCAGAATTAACTCCAGGTGGCTTTACTTTAAGTTATGAACCAGGTGCAGAGATATTATTTAATTCTGGTTTTGATTTAAGACCTTCTCTTATGTCCTCACCTGATGGTATAAGTTTAGATAGATCTCCAAAGATTAGAAGTAAATATGGTCAAGCTATAGGCAGACAACAATTAGGAGTTCAAATAGAGAGAATCTATGAAACTGATCCTCTATTTAGACAATCTATGGAACAAAGACATAATGATATAAGATCTGGTAATAGAGGAGAATATGAAAATAAAGACTATTATCATAATATGGTTCTTAGAGATCTATTTAGTCAAGCTGAATGGATAGCTTGGGGAGAGATCGAACAAGATGAAGATGTAATTAAACTTTCAACTGAACAATTAGCTAAAGAATCAAAACGACAATTTAAAAAATTTCAAACTATGGGAGTATCCCCTGAACTTCTATCCATGTATAAATAACTATGGCAACAACATTCGTAGACTATGCAGGGGATGGGAACAATAACAAAGCGTTCTCTTTCCCTTCCATTCAAGAATCAGACATCAAAGTACATGTCGATGGCGTTATAAAAACCACCTCTACCCACTATAATATCACTAGTTATACAACAACTGGTGGTGGTACAGTAGTATTTACTGCTGGTAATATACCTGCTGTTGGAGAAGATATCCGTATTTTCCGTGATACAGATGTAGATAATGCTAAGGCAACATTTGCAGCCGGTTCATCCGTTAAAGCAAAGGATCTTAATGATAATCAGACACAGATTCTATATGCTCAACAAGAAGAAAAGAATCAGAACTTAACAACTGATGATTTAAAAGATAATATAATTACCTCCTCTAAGATTGTAGGTGATGCAGTTAACTCAGCACATCTAGCAGATAACTCAGTAGGTTCTTCAGAGTTACAATCTGATTCTGTAGGTAATACTCAGATAAAAGATAATGCTGTTACATCTGCTAAGATTGCAGCTGATGCAGTAGGTTCTGCTCAGATAGCTGACGGAGCAGTTGGTGCTTCAGAAATAGCAGCTGATGCAGTTAGAGCTGCTCAAATACAAGATGGAGCTGTAGGCTCATCTGAGATAGCAGGTAATGCAGTTAACTCAGCACACATTGCAGATGGAGCTGTAGGTAGCTCTGAAATAGCTGCAGATGCTGTTGGAGCTGCACAAATAGCAGACGGAGCTGTAGGTTCAGCTGCTTTAGCTGCAGATTCTGTAGGATCAGCACAGATAGCAGATGGGGCTGTAGGAGCTTCTGAGATAGCTGCTGATGCTGTCAGGTCTGCACAGATACAAGACGGAGCAGTAGGTAGTTCTGAGATTGCAGCTGATGCTGTTGGTAATGCTCAGTTAGCTGATAACTCAGTTGCAGCTGCTAATATAGCTGCTGATGCTGTAGGCTCTGCACAGATTGCAGACGGTGCTGTAGGTTCATCTGAATTAGATGCCAACTCAGTTGGTAATGTTCAGATGAAAGATAATGCAATTACAATGACTGAGATAGGTTGTGAAGAAACAACCATCACAGACGATGATACCAAACTACCAACTTCTGGAGCTGTAGTAGATTATGTTACTACACAAATCGGTAATATAGGTGGTTTAAAGGTTATAGCAACAGAAGTAGCTTTTCCAACTACTGCTAATCAACCAGCTTCTGGAGTTGTAATTAGTATTGCTGATGCTGGAGGTATAGTATTTAATGGTAGTGGTGTATCTACAACAGGTAGAACCACAGATGGAACACCTGCAACAGTAACTATTAGCGGAGCACCTTCTAGCTTATATAGTGAAACTATAGCAGCTGGTGTAGGTATGCAAGTTAGCTCTACTGGCTCAGGTAATAATTATACTTATCATAAAATATTAGCAACAGAATCTGATGTTAAACAGTTATCTGATGATATCAATGACTTTAACAGTAGATACCGTATAGCAGGTTCAGCACCTGGATCTAATAATGATGAAGGTGATTTATACTTTGATACTACAGCTAATAAGATGTATGTGTACGATGGCTCTGCATGGGGTCAGGTTACATCTACAGGTGAGTTTAAGATATTAGGTGTTAAAGATAACGGTGAAGCTCATAATGGGGCTGGTCCTACATTTAATGGATCTAATGATCAATATGATTTATTTGAAAGCACTAGTGATGCAAGTATAAACCAAGCTGCACAATTAACTGTAGTATTAAATGGTGTTCAACAAAAACCAAATGATGGTTCATGGAGTGGTTCTAATGAAGGTTTCCATTTAGATGGAACAGATGGTATCAGATTCTGTGATCCCCCTCCAACTGGTTCTACATTATTTGTAATTAAATCAGGTTCAGCCACAGAGATTGCAGTACCAGCTGATAACTCAGTTTCAGCAGGTAAAACAGATATATCCTTAGTACAAGGTGATATTATATATTCTAATGGTACTGATAGTTGGACACGTTTAGCTAAAGGTACAGCAGGACAATTCCTCAAGATGAACTCAGGAGCTACGGCACCTGAATGGGGGACTACAACTACTGTTGGTGGTGGAACTGGAGTAACTTTCAATGATAATGTTACTGCTGCTTGGGGTACTGGTACCGACTTACAAATTTCTCACGATGGTACTAACTCATATATAAAAGATACAGGTGCAGGTTCTTTATTTGTAAGAGCAGATGGTGCATTCATAGTCCAAAAAACTACTACTGGTGAAACGATGATCAATGCTACCGCAGATGGAAGCGTTGATTTATATCATGATGATTCTAATAAACTTCAAACAACTTCAGGTGGTATTAATGTAACTGGAACTACAACAGATGATGGTGCAGATCATGCTGGAGATGTTACATTCCAAGGTGATGGTGCTAATACTAATTGGGATAAGTCAGCAGATTCATTAATATTCAATGATAATGCTAAGGTTGTACTTGGAACTGGATCAGATTTTAAAATATCTTTCAACAGTTCTAATGTTATATTTGAAAACGATTCTTCTAATACTGGTGGTGATTTCTACCTATATACTGATGATATCTTTTTTGCTAATGTAGCTAAGGATGCAACAACAGCAGCTTTTAAATCTAACGGTGCATGTGAACTCTACTTTAATGGTACAAAAGAATTTGAAACTAAAGCAGGTGGTGTAACCTTAAATGGGTGCTCTAATTCTGCTATAAATCATGTTACAAACGTTACAGGCTCTACAACACTTGATTTCAGTTTAGCTGATCACCAAATAGTATCATTAACAGGTAATGCAACTTTAGCTAATCCATCATCAACTGAAACTGCTGGTCAATCAGGTTCACTATTTATTGAACAAGATGGTACAGGTAGTAGAACATTAGCTTACGGTTCTAATTTCAAATGGGCAGGTGGAACAGCACCAACACTTTCAACAGCTGCTAACGCAGTAGATCGTATTGATTATATTGTAAGAAGTTTAGGTGTTATCCATTGTGTGATCTCTCTAGATATTAAATGATATGTCTTTATTTAATAATAACGTAATGATGGGTGCCAGCGGTGCTGGTGAATCCTATGAAATCGAACGATCTTTAAGGTTTGATAATGCAAATAACAGTACAGTAGGATATACACCTTCTTCAGCAGGTGATAGAAGAACTTGGACAATGAGTACTTGGTGGAAGTATGGTGGTAATAACTGGGATTATTTATTTAGAGTATCTCCTTATCATGAATTAGGCGGTTGGCCACATGGTATGGTTATGTGGAGATTATCTAGTGATAGACTTGAACTTATTCGATGGAATGGAGCATCTGCGGCATGGAAAGTAAATACTTCATATTTAATGACAGATCGTTCAGCATGGTATCATTTTGTTTGTGCTTATGATACAACTCAAGCAACAGCATCAAATAGAATAAAATTTTATATAAACGGTGAGCTTCAAACAAGTCTGAATGATACCAGTTATCCAGCTCAAAATAGTGATTGGGAAGTTGGTACAACTTATAAACATGAAATAGGAGTTGGATCAGCTGATGGATATGCTGCAGAGAATTATTACATTGATGGACAAGCTTTAGACGCTAGTAATTTTGGTGAAACAGATGCCTCTACAGGTCAATGGATACCTAAAGCATATGAAGGTACATACGGTAGTAATGGTTGGTATGTAAATTTCTCAGATAATTCTGCAGCTACAGCTGCTGCTATAGGTAAAGATTATTCTGGTAATGGTAATAATTTAACTCCTACTAATGTTTCAGTTACCGCAGGTCCAGATTGCGATTCATTTGAAGATACTCCAACTAATAATTGGTGCACTTTAAATCCAAATAAATTTGCTCTGGATGATAAAGCTACTTTCAGTCATGGTAATTTGAAAATGAGTCATAATGCTAGTAGTGCTTGGCAACATACTATGGGTACAATTCCTGTCAAAAGTGGGAAATGGTATTACGAAGTTAAACTTATTACTAGACCAACGGCTCTAACTGAAAACTGGATAGTTGGGTTTTATGATCTAGCATATGAATATAATGATCTTTACTATGGTTTATCTGGTAATCTTGGTTGGGGTATGGATGCTAATAATGCAGAAGTTTTTAAAGATACTGATAGAACAACATCTTATGGATCAGCTATTTCAGCTGGTGATATAATACAACTAGCACTGGATGTAGATGCCGAAAAGTTTTGGGTTGGTGTTAATAACACTTGGACTTCAAGTGGAGATCCTGCTGGAGGCTCAAACCCATCTATAAGTAGTATAGGATCAGGGAAAACATGGATACCAAAAATATCTATGTATGCCTACAATACTCCTTACGGTGTTATGGAAGCTAACTTTGGTGCTCAAGGATTTACTTATACACCTCCAACAGGTTTTAAAGCTATAAATGCAGCGAATGCATTA